TAAGCATTGACCTGGAAACACATAGAGAAACCCTTTAGACACCGATCTACACAAACCCCTTGCACACATGAGACAAATACGAATGAGAATGATTCGCATTTACATCTAAGGGTTTACCCTATTAGGGTTTATACCTAGGGGTTTACCCTTAAGGGTTAGTACGTAAGGGTAGGGTTTACCCCCCCCCTTGAGTAAAAGTAGGGGGCGCTGTGGCAGGGGACATAAACACATATCGGTATAGCATTTGAGCTATAGACCCCCCCTACGTTGTTTGCGTACACATATAACCCTCCAAAAAATTTTTTTATAGTTTAGAATTTGTATCCATTAAATCAAGGAGAAGATATGGCAGGATTTCCTATGAGGAGAGCGTTGGAGAAGAAGATAGAAGAGCTTGGGGGGATAGAGTTCGTTACCGCACATATCTCCCAAGGAATGACCATAGGACGCTTGGCAGAGTTCATAGAGTGTTCTAGGCCCATGCTTTCTTTCTGGATTAACCATACTGATGAGCGTAGAGATGCGGTACTCGCTGCTCGTAAGCTAAAGGCTGAGAAACTGGCAGAAGAGGCTTTAGACATTGCTGACCAAGCAGATGAGACTTCTAACTCAGGAGTTAACAAAGCCAGACTCCAAGTAGATACCCGTAAGTGGATGGCCTCTAAGCTTGATCCCGAGAACTATGGAGACACCGCTAAAACCCAAGTCAATATCTCTTTAGGTGATCTACACCTCCAAGCTCTAAAGCACATGGGTAAGGCTGAAGTTGTAACCTTGGAAAACAATGGCACATAACCCGTTTATCCAGTTTATAACTCTTTACAGGAATGACCCTGTTCTGTTCGTTAAAGAGGTTCTAGGAGTAGAGCCTGATGATTGGCAACAAGACTTTTTAACTGCCGTAGCCTCTGGTGAGCGAAAGATTAGTATCAGGTCTGGCCACGGAGTAGGTAAGTCAACCACCGCTTCTTGGGCAATGCTTTGGTTCCTGTTGACCAGGTATCCCGTCAAAGTCGTGGTGACTGCCCCTACTTCTGCCCAACTTTATGACGCTTTGTTTGCCGAGCTTAAAAGGTGGGTCAAAGAACTACCCCAACCCATCCAAGACCTACTCGATGTCAAACAAGAGAGGATAGAACTCAAAGCTTCCGCTACCGAGGCGTTTATCTCTGCCCGAACATCTAGAGCTGAACAGCCCGAAGCCCTCCAAGGTGTCCACTCTGAGAACGTCATGTTGGTTGCGGATGAGGCTTCTGGTGTCCCAGAGGCGGTATTCGAGGCTGCCGCAGGTTCTATGTCAGGCCATAATGCTTTGACCATCCTACTTGGGAACCCCGTCAGGTCTTCTGGCTTTTTCTTTGACACCCACAACAGGCTTAAAGATGAGTGGTGGACAAAGAGAGTATCCTGTATAGACTCTACTAGGGTGAGTAAAGAGTACGTAGAAGACATGAAATCCCGCTATGGCGAGGAAAGTAACGCCTATCGGATCAGGGTTCTGGGTGAGTTCCCAAGGAGCGATGATGACACGATTATCCCTATGGAGTTGCTTGAGTCTGCTAAACACAGAGATACAAGAGCTTATGAAGATGCTCCGATCATTTGGGGACTCGATGTGGCTCGTTTTGGCTCCGATTCTTCAGTTCTATGTAAACGTCAGTCTAATGTTGTACACACTCTTGAGAGGTGGAGGAACCTCGATCTGATGCAGTTAACAGGTGCAGTAGTCGCCCAATACGAAGCCTGTGACCACAAGAGTAAACCAACAGAGATTCTGGTTGACTCTATTGGCCTTGGAGCTGGTGTTGTTGACCGACTAAGAGAACTAAAGTTGCCCTGTCGGGGAATTAACGTGTCCGAAAGCCCTGCTATGGGTGGAACGTATCTCAATCTAAGGGCTGAGTTATGGCACAAAACCAAAGCTTGGCTAGAGAAACGGGACTGCAAGATACCTAACAATGAGGATTTCATTGCTGAACTAGCGACTGTAAGGTACACCTTTACATCTAACGGCAAGATAAAGATTGAATCTAAAGATGATATTCGTAGACGTGGATTGAAATCTCCCGACATGGCTGATGCTTTTGTGTTGACATTTGCCTCCGATGCCGCTACTGTGTCTTGGGGGTCTAACCTGTCTTGGGGTAAACCGATTAAAAGGTTGATCCGAGGTTTGGTCTGATTGCCGTTGCCATTTTGAGCCACCCTAAAAAAGTGGCTCTTTTTTTTATTAACACAATATGGTAGTATTGACAAACCTTTTAGGAGATTCCTATGAAAATGGATGAAGCAGCCAAAAAGATTGGCAAGGTAATGGGCGAATACAAGCGAGGCAAGCTCAAGTCTTCCTCTGGTCAGAAGGTTAAATCCCGTGACCAAGCTGTCGCTATTGCAATGAGCGAGTCTCGTGCTATGCCAAATCGTGGTGGTCGTACTGCAACTAATCGGAGCAAAAAATGAAAGCTGGACTCTATGCCAATATCAATGCCAAACAAGAACGAATTAAAGCTGGCTCTAAAGAAAAGATGCGAAAGCCTGGCACTAAAGGTGCGCCAACTGCTAAAGACTTTAAGCAAGCGGCTAAGACTGCTAAAAAGAAATGATTAAGCGTGGTTCAGAAGAGTTCTCTGGCTACAACAAGCCAAAGAAAACTCCTAACCACCCAAAGAAAAGCCATGCTGTATTGGCTAAGTCTGGTGACGAAGTGAAGTTAATTCGCTTTGGTCAACAAGGTGTTTCTGGAAGTCCTGATGGATCTAAAAGAAACGAAGCATTTAAAGCCCGTCATGCTCAGAATATTGCCAAAGGCAAAATGAGTGCAGCGTTCTGGGCAAACAAGGTTAAATGGTAACTATGAACTGCCCAACCGCAACCTATGACATTAAGTTCAACCTAAAGAATCGTAATTGGGCGATCAAGAATGTTGACTATGGCCCTGCCAACCCAGAAGAAGACAACGAAGAGTACTGGCAGAACCTTGCGGATATGTGGACAGTATCTATTGATGAAGTCCAAGAGATGCGATGCGGTAACTGCGCTGCCTTTATCCAAACACCTGAGATGCTAGATTGCATCCTAAAAGGTATTGATGAAGAGACTGATGGCTATGCCAAAGACGTACAAGGCGCTGCTAATCTTGGCTACTGCGAACTGTTTGATTTTAAGTGTGCAGGTGAGCGTACCTGTTCAGCATGGCTATCTGGTGGCCCCATCACCAAGAAGATGACCAAGAATCAGCAGAATATGTTGATGATGGCTAAGACAGAATACGACACGGAGAGCCAAGATGAATGATCTAATCAACTCTATTATTAGTGATGCTGAAAAAGAAGACTATAAAAGGAAGTTTGAGTTAGAAAATCCTAATGGTCTTGGTACGTCTGTCAATGTTGGTGGCTACGGGAATCTTATTTTTAAAGATAATTCTGTATTCGAGCAGTTTCAAAAAGATCCACAAAGCATGACTTTCTCACAAGGCGCTGGTGGACGTAAGTATGTTGAGCCTAAAGCCGCAGACTTTGATACTAGATTTCAAAACTTAGATGAAAATTTTAAGATGCGTCCATCTTCTGGTGGAGCGATGATGCAAGCGCCAGCATTACAGCAAGGCGTAGTTGGAGCCCAACAGCCTACTTTTACTCAGAGCGACTATATGGGTGGCATTCCATCAATGCTTCAAGGTTATGGACGTACATCTCAGGGACTCTTGCCATACTTTGGCGCTCGATAAGGACTACAAATGAAACAAGATAACCCAATGTTGATGGCTGAAACCTTGCAGGGCGAGATGCAAGAGGATGAGGTAATGTCTGAAGAGCAACTTCAAGGTGTTATCTCTGCTGAAATTTATGACGCAATCTCTTTCATTGATGATGACATTGGTGGTAATCGTGCATTAGCTACTGAATACTACTATGGCTTACCTTTTGGTAATGAAGAGGATGGTCGATCACAAGTAGTGTCAATGGATGTACGTGATACTGTGCAGGGCATTTTGCCTAGCCTGATGCGTATTTTCTTTGGTCCAGAGCGAGTGGTTGAGTTCGCACCTCAAGGACCAGAAGACATTGCTGCTGCCGAACAAGCAACAGACTATGTTGACTTTATTTTCAAGCGTGATAACCCAGGCTTCAAGATTCTCCACTCAGCATTTAAAGACGCTTTAGTACGCAAAGCAGGAATTGTTAAGTACTGGTGGGATGAGTCTGTAGAAGTCAAGGCAGAGTCTTTCTCTATGCTTGATGAGCAGACAATGATGTTCCTGACTCAAGACCCAGACATTGAGATTTCTGCGGTGCGTGAGTACCCGATTCCTGGCATGGCAGAGCAAAATCTTGCCCAAGGGATTATGACCCCACCCCCCATGATGTATGACGTGGAGATCAAGCGCAGAATTAAATCTGGCAAGGTAAAGATTGAAGCATTGCCACCTGAAGAGTTCTTGATTGACCGCAGAGCTAAGTCCATTGATGAGGCTACTTTTGTAGGCCACAGGACTATGAAGACTGTCTCCGATCTAGTCGCAATGGGCTATGACTACGATGAGATGGTTGAAGTCGCTGGCAATGGTAATGACTTTGACAACAACGAAGAGTACACAGCACGAAACCCGTATGCTGTTATCAGTACTGCAAACAATGGCGATCCATCAAGCAAGAGTGTTCTCTACATTGAAGGCTACTTAAAGGTAGACTTTGATGGCGATGGCATTGCTGAGATGCGTAGGATCTGCACAGTTGGTACTGGCAATAAGGTCATGCGTAATGAGATTGTTGCTGAACGTCAATTTGCTGACTTCTGTCCTGATCCAGAACCCCATACCTTTTTTGGTATGTGTCCTGCTGATGTTGTCATGGATATTCAGCGCATCAAATCAAGTGTCCAACGTGGCATCCTAGACTCTTTGGCTCAAGCTATTAACCCTCGAACAGCGATTGTTGAGGGACAGGCCAACATGGATGATGTGTTGAATACCGAAGTTGGTGCTGTGATTCGCATGAGAGCGCCAGGCATGGTTCAGCCATTCACAACTCCATTTGTTGGTCAGGCCGCATTCCCAATGCTTGACTACTTGGATGACATTAAACAGACCCGTACAGGCATTTCTAAGGCCGCTTCTGGCCTAGATGCAGACGCATTGCAAAGCACTACCAAAGCCGCAGTATCTGCGACTGTTAATGCGGCACATCAGCATATTGAGATGATTGCCCGTACCTTTGCTGAAACTGGTTTACGTAAATTGTTTACTGGTATTTTGAAGCTCGTTATTGAGAATCAAGATAAAGAGCGAATGATTCGTTTGCGTAATACATTCGTGCCTATTGACCCCCGTTCTTGGGATGCCAATATGGATGTGATTGTTAATGTGGGCGTTGGTGATGGCACTATTGAGGACCGAATCAATATCTTGAATCAGGTAGCAATGCGTCAGGAAATGTTGATTAAAGAAACTGGCGTTAATAATCCTGTTGTTTCCTTACCACAATATACAAACACATTAACTAAGCTTTTACAGTTGGCAGGTATTAAAGATTCACAGAATTACTTTAACCAATTACCTGTTGACTTCCAATTACCACCTCCTCCAGAGCCAAAGCCCACTCCAGAGGAGATGTTGGCTCAAGTTCAGGTTCAATCTATTCAAGCAGATATTCAAAAGAAAGCTGCTGAATTGGATTTAGAGCGCCAGAAAATGATTATGTCTGATGATCGTGAAAGAGATCGTGTTGAACAAGATGGTATTTTGCGTAGATATGAGCTAGAATTGAAATATGGTGTACAAATTCAAAGTGCGGAGATTAATGCCGCAATGAATACAGACCGAGAATTAATCCGTCAACAGGCTGCAATGAATCAGACGCAAGTCCCTCAACAGCCCCAACCAATGATGTAAATGGACGATCTAGAAATTAACCTCGCAAGAGGAGACAGAGCAAAGTTACTTCTTGAGGATGAACTCCTTAATGAGTTGCTTAAACGAATTGAAGATGACTGTTATCGTGAGATTCGTTCTTCTAAACTAATGGAAGGACCAGTTAGAGAGCAAGCTTACTTGCTTCTGACAACAGTTGATATTCTGAGAGCAAAACTACGCTCTGTTATGGATACAGGCAAGATGGCAGAAGTTGCCCTTGTACGTAGACGGGGAAGACCCCCAAACAAATGATTGTTAAACTAAGAGGTAAATATGTCCGATAACGCAAACGCAGTCGGTTCGATTACAGTAAACCAAGCAGCGCAAAGCTTTGCTTCCATGCTAGACAGCCAAGAGGGTGTTGACACTGGTGCAGAGGCGCAACCAGAGGAGGGGCAACCCGAATCTGAGTCTGAGGAAGTGGAAGCTACGGAGACGCAAGATGAAGTAGTGGAAGCCTCTGAGGAAGTAGAAGGCGAAGACGAAGAGTACGAAGAAGAAGCTCCTAGGGATGAGAAGTTTGTTGTCAAAGTTGATGGCAAAGAAATCGAAGTCCCAAAGGATGAACTTATCCGAGGTTATCAACGTGAAGCTGACTACACACGGAAAACGCAGAAACTAGCAGAAGAGCGCAAATTAGTCGAGTCTGAGTTTCAGCAAGTACGTGGAGAGCGTGAACAATACTCTCAGATATTAGGACAATTACAGCAGAAATTGCAGGAGTTCGAGCCTCCAGAGCCTGATTGGAATCGTTTAGAAGTTGAAGACCCGACTGAATATGCCCGTCAATGGACATCACATCAGCGTAGGCAACAACA